TAATATTATCTGTGATTGCTCAAGCGGAGCAATTACCATAACATTACCCGCCTCTCCCACAATTGGTATGCAAGTAAAGATAATTGATGGTGATGGGAATGCGGGAACCAATAACATTACCGTTGATGGAGGATCTGAAAAAGTTCAAGGAGACGCGGCCGACATGGTAATTTCCACTAACAGCTCAGCAGTTTCTTTGGTATACTACGATTCAGGAAATGGTTGGAGGCTAAAGTACAATGACTAATTTACAGGATTTTACAAACAGAAGCGAAGTGGGCACAATCAAGCCTTGGGGAAAAACTACATCCCCCAGTGGATATTTATTATGCGACGGAACCGCTGTATCACGAACAACCTACGCGGAACTATTTGTCGTTCTTTCCACCACTTACGGAGTGGGAGACGGATCAACAACTTTTAATGTTCCACAATTGCAGGGCAAGACCCCTCAGGGATATGACGGCAACACTTATAATTTAGCGGGAACGGGCGGTGCCAACACGGTAACCGTGGCTGTTACCAACAACCAAGCGGCAACTAATACTGTAACCAACAACCAAGCGGTATCGGTAACAGGATCTATTTCCAATACATCAATTACCACGGCTCAATTAGCCTCTCATTCTCACACTGGAGGAGCAACAGCTGGTCAAATGCAGGGCAATCCCCATGACCCGCGGGATCGTCCCGCTGCTGCCTCTACGGGAAGTTCGGGTTCTGGAACGGGACACACTCACGCCCACACTTTGGCGGGATCACTGACAGGTACTGTGGCAGTAACTTCTACAATTACAGGAGCGGTAACGGCAGCGGGAAACAATGCTTTTTCACCTTACGTGGTGGTTAACTACATTATAAAACATTAGGAAAAATAATGGCAACGCAAATTGTAATACATAACGACAGTTCTATAAAAATAGATGATTCCTTTCACATTGAGTGGGTGGATAAGGGAAACGCGATGCCTTCCTTATCGAGTACTATTCATGCTGTTATTTGGAATGATCTAGTTGGTCAAAATGAAATTCAAAGCAAGGATGCTAGTGGCAATATGACGGGAAATACGGACTTGAATGCTGCTTCCGATGCTGTTGGATCAACAACCATAGCTGATCTTCTTACATGGGGAGCTACTCGTCAGCTTGAAATTGAACAAGCCCAGTTATCTCATGATGAAGCTGAAGCTGTTCATATAGCGGCGGATGATGGAACTGCCTGGATTAAAACGTGGATTGACTACGATCCTAATTATTAGAGTTGGAAATCTTTTGCCTATAAAAAATATTTAACGTATAGCGTGGGGAACTTTCCCCTAATCCCTGTAAGTCCGTATGCCATATTTTACTACCATTAAAAAATAAAGCCCGGTTTTCTACAAATCCTATATGTGAGGAAAGTTGACCATCTATATAAAACCCGGTTCCATTATTTAATAATGGTTCTCCCTTAACAAAGAAAAGAAAATTAGCTATATTTCCTTTATCAATATCGATATGTACTTTAGGTCCTCTCTGATTGTGGCGTAAATGTGCATGAATAGATATTGGTTCTAGATCTGTATAAGGAAAAAAGAATTCTTTAATACGATCCAGGACAGGATCATTTTTAAATTGATGAAGAGGGAAAGTGTGTCTTTTGCCATAATGTTGTCCTTCTTCATTTTTTACTTCGGTATATTTTAAACCAAGGAGTGTTTCTTGTAGTGTTTCTAATGCTTCAATATTAAAAAAATTATCTACGTATTGAACGTATGCTGTTTCCTTATTGTGTTGCATAATCTATATTATATTTGGTTATATATTTTATCTTTCAAATATTCATAATGTGTTGGACTCTTATCAGCCAATAAACTAATTTTTTTATTTCTTTCTTTCCAATAACTATTTACTTCTTCAACATTTTTTTTCCAAAATTCTCTATCATGTTCTGGATATTGAAAATCTATTTGTTTTCGTGAAAAATCAGAATATAAATTTATATGATGACCAGCTGCAACACATACCAATCCATCAGAAAGCCCACTTGATGATGTATAATCAAATCTCATATTAGAAATATTGTTTGTTTTATCTGTATATTCTCCCATTTCTAATTCTTGCGAATACCATCTCCAATATTCTGTATCATCTCTAACAGTTCCAAAAAAATGAAATGCTACAAAACATTTGATCTCATCCACATTCTTTTGTATTGCTATATTAACACAATCTCTATCAAATTGGTTTATATGCCTATCTCTAGTAAGTAATGAAGTCATTAGGAGTTGAATTGTTTTAGTAACAATTCCCAATCCAGAAGATTCCAAAGGTTCTATAAAACCATATGATAACCCAATCGCAATACAATTCTTATGCCAGGCTTTTTTGTGTTCACCATTTCTAATGTTTATGTGGCGATATTCTAATTCTTCAGCATCATTATCTTTGCACCATTGGTTTGTATTATTTAAATGTTCTTTGAACTCTTTTAATGCAATTTCCTTATCAATAAACTTTTCACTATAAACATAACCATTACTAATATAATCCCACAATGGTATATTCCAAACCCACCCATTATCAATTGCAGTTCCATTTGTTGTTAAATCCATTTCAACATTTGGATCAACGTATGGAATCCTTGTAACCCATGCTCCATTGTTAATTAATATATCTTCATAACTTGAATGTGGAACTCCGAGTGATTTTTCAAGTAACACACTACTAAATCCAGTACAATCTATATAAAGATCTGCCTTCAATTCTCCGTGTTTTTTTGTTGATAGAGAAGAAATCCAACCACGGTCATCTAAATCAACATCGGTAACGTGGTCTAAAATATAATTTACTTTCGTACAACGATTGGTTTTCAACCAGTTACCAAATTTAGTTGCATCAAATTGATATGCAAAATCCCCTGATATATTAAATAATGGTATTATGTCATCTTCATTTGAATGAATCTTATTCTTGTTTATCATCTGCATGTTTGGCCAATAACTTTCACAAAAATCAGTTTGTGGGGTATCGGGATATATCCATTTCTTTAAAAACCATGCATCTGTTCCGTAAGACGTTCTACTGAAATCCTGAAAGCCAAAAGGATAATGAAAAAATTCTCCCTTTTTATAAAAATCAGTAAACTTAATAGATCCTTTATAGGTTGCATCACATTGAGACATCCAATCCTCATCATGTATTCCTATACTTTGAAGATACCGATTTATGTGTAAGGTAGAAGATTCCCCCACTCCTATTGTTGGAACATTAGGTGATTCTATTATGGTAACATCAATTTCTGGAACGTTTTTACTCAATGAGGCGGCAGTCATCCATCCCGCTGAACCACCACCCACAATTACAATCGAATTAATTTGCATATTTTTCAATGAATCCAAGTGATGATGGCGTGCCTATCCCCTTCGGTTATAGGTAATATAGCATGAGGAAAACAAAAGTTACTGGGAAAAACAACAGCACTACCAGCTTTTTTTGGTACTATATATTCACCACCAAAAAATGCAAAATCTCCTCCCTCATAATTATCGTTTAAAATTAATGAACAACTTAAAACACGTGGATTTGTATCAGAATTATCAATATGTTCTTTATATTCTCCTTTTTTAGACCCTAAATATAAAAGATGGGTATATCCTGTATCTTCAGTACGAGCCCCTGTCAAAAACCACGGTTGATCTTGACGATATAAGTTTAAGACTTTTCCTATTATTTGAAAAATATCATCATTAAATTCATCTTCTAGTGGTTTGTCATAACAATTTCTGTGCGTATTTAATTTACCATCGCCTTCGGTGGCGGGGTAAAATGAAAGATCTTTTTGATTAACAATTTTATTACATAATTTTGTATCAATTAAATTTTCATACTGCCTTATAAAATCACTTAATTTTTTCACTTAAAACTTTTTTTATTCCAAAACATTTTTTTGTACTTATCATACCATTTACTCAGCAGCTGATTATCGGTTTTAGTATGAAGGTCTTCCTTATAAAATCCCGACCATGATTTCCAGGGTTCTCTTTTAAAAGGAATGACTTGAACCATGGGATCTCCTTTTTTAATCATAAACTGCTCGTCACGTTTATTAAGAATAAAAGGAAAGTTTATAAGACTGATATATGTGTCCGTGTCAACGACCCCTGAAATAATTTCAAACCTATCTTCTATTCTATTCATGGGTTTTATAAACAAACAACTATACCCAGGAGGAGTTTTTATTAACCATCTATTATGAAATTTTCCCACGTGTTCTCCGGCCTTTTGTTCCCAATCCTTTGGAAGTTGTTCCCGAGAATGATACTCAAACTCATTTTTTTTGGGGGATTTTGACTGTGCGGGGGTGACACTCAAATCATTCTCCACGGGATCAACTAAATAATCTTGATCAAAAAAAATTATGTACCCTGCGGTTAGGGAATCTAAAAAAGGCATGCAAGTTTTTACCGTACCTTTGTGAAGATTTCCTTTTGTGAATCTTTCTAATTTTTTATATTCATCAGGTATAACCCTAGAAGCTGGCTTAGGATGTGGCCATACATCAAGCATATCGTAATGGGATGCACAAAAAGTTATTTTATTTTCAAACATTTTTCTCCTTATTATCTATAATAAAATTAAAGGACATGGATCTTCTGGTTTTACCCTTAATTTTTGTTTTAAAAGGCATAACAAAATGCTGATGACGCGCTTCAAAAATATAAAAATCCCCGACTTTAGGTGTAATATAAAATGAGGTTGAGCCATCAACACCTATAAATCCCAATTGGCCATCTTTAAATTTATGATGAGAGCCTTCTTTCGTATCATCCACAAATTCAGGGACTTTTAAAAATAAAACGCTGGACCATCCCGTTCCGTCATGGTGAGTATGGGGAGGATTGTATTCCCCTGATTTCATGTCATTTATCCAGCAACTTTGTATATCCATATTATGTGTGTCTTTTAGTATGTGATATGTAACACAAGTATTTTGATAATCTAAAACATGTTCCATTATTTTTTTCCAAGCAGAAGTTTTTTCAAGTATTTTGGTAAAATTTAATTCTGATTTTAATCTTCCCGCTAAACGGGTATTATAAGAACCAAGTTGTTTTTTTACGGTTTCATATTTTTCATTTAAATCATCAATATCTTCCACGGACATTTTATATCTTTTAACTATTCTTCCAAAAAGTATTATATCCTTTGAAGAAATATCCAAATAATCATTATTCATTGTTCTTTAAGTATATCCAAATTAAAACTAATGCTAATTCTAATCTTATCGGAAAAATTTTTTTCTACGAAATGATAGGTGGGAGCATTAAATAAAATCAATTTATTTTTTTTAGGTTCAATACTGATCGTGTTTTCATTATAAAGGTAGTTCCCCAATCCTGTTCTCGCATATTGAAAATTTACCAAACCCAAATTACCACAATTTTTAGAGGGATTTAAATAAAAAACTCCCGAAAGATCCCCTTCGTGATTGTGTGGCCAATTAATGTCGCCCTTGTAATTTATATTAGCCCACAGAGCTGCCATTACAATTTTTTTAAATTCAAATTTTTTTAAGTTCTTACAAAAATCAAAAGCTTCCATACAAATTTTCTGGCTTAATTTTTCGAAAGGTCCCGTTTGTGGCAAAAACCCTGATTGCCAACCAAAATTTTTATTTGAAACTCTTCTTCCCTCAACATCCCCTCTTCGTAACAACTCAATTGAGTCCCTAATCTGTTTTATGTAGGAATCATCTAAATTTAAAATAGTTTCCCCATATAAACCCATGTAATGTATCGGTCGAGGTTTCATAAAGAGTCCTCAATAGTTAAAGTTAAAAGCTAAGGATATTCTTTCTTTTTTTGAATCTACCACACGATGGTAAAGATCACTATCAAAAATTAAAATATCCCCTTCTTCTGGTTTTATGCTGTATGTTACTTGTTCAGGAAAATAGGCAAATTGTATCTTTGAATTTTCTTTTGTAAAATACAAAACACCAGATCCTTTTTTAAATTTTTCTTCTCGCACCAGATGTTGATGAAATTCTTGGTAACCATTCTTGTTTAAAATATTAATCCAAGAATTTGTAATCATAAAAGGTAGTTTTAATAAAGTTTTTATTTCTTTTTCTATATTTTCTGTAATATATTGAAACTCTTCCACTTCATATAAAATATTATTAAACTTATTTTTGGAAGTATTAATATTACAATCCCAACTTCTTTCAGTAAATTTTTCTTTATTTTGTATAATAAAAGATCTTACTGTTTCAAGTAAATGTGCATTAGAAATTTTTGTTTTATAAAAACTTTTTTTAAATATTACGGTTTCTGTCATACTGATAAACTCTCTTGTATCCATGTGGTTAAGATATACTTATCTGTTTTACCAATTGGTGGATTGCCTCTATGCGTATGAAACCAATCAGCAGGCCATACTATGACTCTATTTTTCTTTGGTGCAAATCTTTTATTTTGATATAAGAATTCTGTTTCACCTGCTTCGTCAATATCATTTAAATACATTTGTACTACAACTTTTCTAGAAGGTTGATCTTTTCCAGATTCATAATGCCAAGCATGAAAGCCACCACCTGGCTTAATACGTTTCATTTTTAGTCCATCGGCTTCCATACGTTCATTTTTTAATATACTAAATTTATTTGTGTATAGGGGCCAAACAATTTCCCAGACCATTTTGAAAAAATCTTGTAAAAATACTCCATTAACCCGATGTATTATGTCATGGTTTACGAGCTGGATTTCATCCAGATCTCGTTCGTGCGCTGCACTGTATTGTCTAGTAGATTGTATAAACCCAGTTTGATCTAATTTTTCAAAATACTTTATTATCTCTGTTATATAATTATCCGAAAGTACATTATCAAAAATGCCTATAAATCCATCAAATGAATGTGTAACGTTTTTATCTTTCATTCTTTTTTCTTCCTCTTCCATATCACATTTTCCTTGTCAAGAAAACAATTTAAAAAAGTTCTGTTGCTTTAGATTGAAATATGTTTAAATTGGTTCTCACCCAAAAATTCAAATCAGGAGAAAAAAATGGAAAATCAAGAAGTATTGAAAGCTATAGCTGTCCTCGCCGATAAGACAGGACGCTATCACGAACGACTAATGGCGGTTGAGAGAGACAATTTAAGGCTAGAGAAAGAATTAAAAGATCATAAGAATGGGTGCGCGTGTGAGAATTCTTCTGTAGAAAAAAATATAAGTTTAAACGTAGATGGTAATGAGGCCGAATCTGAATGCTGTAGTGCTTAATCTTTAGGAACTTCCCCTACCATATCCGCCAGTGATGGCGCAAAAATTCTGACATCTCTTCTAATGTGTACCTCTTGTGTCGCTGTTTCAGGATTATCAACATCGGATTTCATCGCATCTTCTGAATCATATTCCTCTCCCGTTACTGTATTGGTAAGAGTAGTTTCACTTTTACACTTATACCGTGGAATCCTTCGTCCATCTGAGGTATCCATATGCCCTAGAAGTTCTGCTGGTTCTACGATTTTAGCCATCTAATTTAATTTCCTTTGTATTTTAGCATTAAAACTTAACATAATTCTGTCCTCTTTTGAATTGTTAATTTCCACTTCATGATTAAGCCATGCAGGAAAAATAAGCAAGTCCTTAACTTTTGGTTGCCATCCCACACGTGGGGCTAAATGAATGGATTGATCCGTCTTCGTAGGAGGGGCAAGAACTTCAGATTGAGGGTGAGGATTATGAAAAGTCAATTTTCCGCTGTTCTCTGGAACTTGCAGATAAAAAGCTCCCGAGAGATAATTATGGGGGTGGGAATGCAATTTGTTATGGGTTCCTGGACCATTAATCATGAAGTGGAAATTAACAATTCAAAAGAGGACAGAATTATGTTAAGTTTTAATGCTAAAATACAA